TTTTTATAATCCTGTAAAGAAGCTACTAACGGAAAAGGAATTGTCAATACTGCACCATCAGGTATTGCATATTCACTACCAGAAAATTGAGGATTGGCAACTTGTATTAACCATCCAAAATATGGGCTACCGTAAAATTGTTGTGAAATTTTGTCTAACCTTGATTGACCAATTTTATAGATATAATTTTTATCTGATGATTTTGGCGGCAGGGGTGCAAATGGAACAATATTCTGTTCTCCATTTATTAAAAAATCTGTGTATCTGTTCCAATATTGATATGGCATAATTAATTAAAAGTTACTTTTCCATTGAATGTCCCTTTTCTTTCATTCAAGTTTATGTTTGAATATAAATCTTTAATTTTTTTAGTTTTTTGATTTATACCTCCTTCTGCCGGTGTAATATATTTACAAGTTTTTATAGTATTATCTGGTATTTTCCAAGTGGTTGCCTGTACATATAATGGATCATCAACAAAATCTTTTAATTCTTTTGTCCAAACTTCTTGGAATCCACTAAATTCCGCCTTTAATTCGTCACATGTATTTTTAATTAAGTCAACTAACCCACTATCGGCCTTAACTTCAGGTCCAGAAATAAGTTCATTTACCATAGTTTGGAATTTGTCAGACTTCAAAAAGAATGGTGTCATTAAAGTATAATATCTGTTAGTTGGGCAATTTGTCAAGTAAGGAGTGTTATTTCCAACAACAACTTCACATCCACTACCATTATCTATAGTTGAATTGATCTTTTTAAAATAATCTCCGTTAAACCCTCTTGCGATTACAAGTGAATTAAATTCTGTTATAATGTTTTTAACTTTAGTTGTGTACACATCGAATATAGATCCTGTGTTTTCGTCAGGAGAGAAAAATTGTTCACTACTTAAATCATATAATAATGGTTCATTAGATTGTTGGATACTACCGTCTAACTTATCGGCAACAACATCCAATTGTCTAAAAATATAATTCAATTCTGTTTGTATTGTAATTATATTTGTTGAGTTATTTGTAACCGCATTCAAAAGTTCAGTTTTTGCCAAACCAATTTGAGTTTTTAATTTTTCTTCTAACTCCCTTTTTTGTTTTCCTGTAATACCACCTGATCTATTAATCGCTTCATATAGTATTGGGTTGTCTCCTTGGTTAACATCTTTTACCGTTTCATTACCTAAGTTATCTATATATTCTTGGTATTCGTTAGATTTACCATAAATTTCTACTTCAGTTTTTTGGCTTGTATATTCAGACAAATCCCCTTTTGTATAGTTATTATTTTTTATCCCTATTAACGCCGCACCGTATGAATAATCAGTTGTGGTTTTATTTAATGTGTCATAATAAGCTTTGAAGTATTCTTGTATTTTTGTTTCAAGTGAACCATAAATTCCTGCATAATCCATAGTTGTTGTGTCAACAACGGTTCCAACTGTAGTTCCCCCTTTTTTAGGTTGTACACTGTTAATAACATTTTGTTGTCCTTGACTTACAGGTGGTAATCCTCCTGTTATCTTTTCAACAACATATTTATCCCTTTCACTTGTATCTTCAGTTGCCACAGCTCTTTCATCATAAATTTCAGTATTTGCGTAAAAGTTAAATGAAAGTGCGTTTTGTAATTGTTGTACTGGTTCTTTAAGACCCATACCACCTATTATGTTAAAGGCCATAGTAACTTTTGCCAACATAGGTTGGATCCCGATTCCTTCAGGATTTATATCAAGTTGTTCAAAAGTAAGACCTAAAGATGTAGGTACTATTTTAGTATTGAAGAAGTCACCGATTCTCAAAACAAGAATTGGTGGTGCCCCAAATGATGTGTTTAATGCGTCATTATATTTTGGTCTACCATCAGGTCCTATAATTGGTATTGTTTGACCAGGTCTTGTACACTGATGTAAAAATGTTAATCTTGCATTCAAACCTTCAGGAGTCATTGAGTGGAATGCAGGGTTAAAAAACTTAATACTATCTTTTATAGTATCATAAACCATAGGATTAGTTTCTTTTACCACCTCAAAATAATCACACTCAGTAAATAAATTTCTTAAGATTTTTTTTGATATACCTTCTTTAATTTTTTGTTCAATGGTTATTTTTGGTTCAGGTTTAATACTCTGAGTTATACCTGTTAAAATATCTTGTGGGTTATTTGTCGTACTTTCAGATGTTGTTTCGGGAGGTACTACAGGTGTATAAGGATCTTTTTGGACTTTTGCCACTATCTTTGTTATTGCAACCCTTCTACAAGACATTGCAGGTACACTATACCATTCAGATTGGGTTGTGACTTTAGGTGGGTTCACATCTAAGTTAATAACATTGTTTCTACAGTTAACACTTGCAGTTAAAATATCACCTCCTTGTGCGTTATTCACACTAACATCTGTTGTGTCTCCTGTTGTTGCATTTGCATCTGCTCTTGTCTTAGCAATAACAATTTCTTCACCATTAGGATTTAATGTGATATTAAATCTTTTATCATCATAATACTTTTGAATTGTTGTCCCTCCTGAAAGTGGTTGTTGTAAAAACCATTTAAGTACTGAGTTATTTCTTCTTTCTGATAATTTTTGGTTGTAAGGTACTGATGCAATAGCTGATGCTGATCCAATCATTTCAATCTCAATAGACCCGTTTTTATTTATTAAAATATCTTCCACTTGTTTTAGGAAATCATTTTTAATAAAATTAAAGTTTCCAATTACAACTTCATTAAAGAAATTTTGTACACCAGAACCTGAAAAGATATCATTACCCGATTTAACTCTAGCAGGTGCTTGAGTTTTATACACACCATTTTGTAAACCTAAGTATTCATTATAGTAAACATCAAATGGACTAGCCGCCTCAGGAGATGGATTTCCTTTTGGTATATCATTATGGAAATAAAAACCTGTTCCTTCAAATTTAGAAAGATCTACATTCTCAAACTCAGGATTTGAAGCTTGTTGTTGTCCGTCTCCTGTACTATTTGGATTACCGTCAGCACCTTCAGCCTTACCTGTGTTTGTTGACGAACTATCCATAGGTATACTTTGAAGTACCTGTACTTGTTCTTCCGATGTAAGTCTTGGGTTATTTAAAATTTGTTGGTATGTATATAAATCTTTTGTTGGTATTGTATTAAATTTAATACCTAATTCATACATGTCATACTTAGTACATCCCGCAAAAAATGAATCGACAATACTTTGAATTCTGTCTTTTTGAGCCCCTTTAAGTTGTTTTTCAATTATGGTATTCATCATAGCAGGATTATCAACTATAATAGTCCAACTTAAAGATCCTGATCTACTTGTATTTTTGTAGGTATAAATTGGTTCAGGTCTACCTAAGAAACTTGTTGGGTTAAACTCAGGTCTTGAGTCATCAGTAAATGTTAAATTATAAGGTGGGAACCACATAACTCTACCACCGTTAGGTCCTTTTTCACAAACAGGTAAATCATCATAAGTGAACCCTGGTCTATCTGAAGTTCTCCAAGCAAGGTTTTCCAAAGAGAACATGTACTTTTTAACTTTATTGTCAACTATGTTTGTTGATCCAGGATTTCTTAATGGTGCAATGTTTAGATTATATGTGTTATCAAAAACTGAATAATCAAACCCTCTGTTTGTTTTTGTTATACCTTCGGTTTTTTGTAAATCTGCGTATGTGTAGTAAGGAGTGTCTTTTTGGAATATTCTACAATACTCCAATCCTGCTTGTGTTCCATCAGCTTGATTAACATAAGATAATACTTGAGATCCTTTTGTTAACTCTTTATATCCATCGTTGAATACTTTTGATACTTGGTTAATTGCAGTACCAACATGTTTTAATCTTGCTTGACCTTGTACTTGGTCTGCGGACTCAACTAATCTTTGGGTATTATATAATATTGAACCCGGTTTGAATGGTATATTGGTAGATTCATATTGTAGGTAATCTGCCGCTATCTCATTAAACTCACCGTCTAAACTACCAACACCACCTCCCTGAGTTGCTCTAAACCCAGCGTTTGGTTTATATTTTGGTGAAGTCCAAACTAATTGACCTGCGGTACCACCACCATCAGTATACGATCTTCCTTTAAGACCAAATTTAATTTGTTCCTCATTACCTTCATATAGTATTGCAAGTTCTTGTGGTCCATAAACGATTGTTGCCTGTTGTTCTCCAAATTGATTAACAGGTACTTGGTTTGGTGGTGAATCAATTAAACTTGGTTCAGCGTTAGGACTTCCAACATAATAAGTTCCTGTAGCAGGACTATCTTGATCTACAAAGGCATTTGCCAACGCAGACAAACCTTGTATTAATCCTATGTTATATGATGGTCTATATAAGTTATAATTAAGTGCCGCAAATAAAGTGGATCTTGTACCGTTACCTGTGTTTGCAACAAATATTTCAGAAGGGTTTCTACTTTTATTTAAAATAGGGGAAAGTAATCCCCCCGTTAAATTGTTAATTGTATTAAGAGCCCCATTTTGTTGTTGGGGATTTGTATACGGACTGTTCTCATTAAAGTAATCTCCCGGTATAAATGAAACAGGAAAGTATGTTCCCGTTATTCTTGTTGCTAAATTAACCGCATTAACTAAAGGATTTTCAGGTACTGTAATCTTCCAATCTCTAATGAAGAAGGGTTGTTGCCCTGTCGCCAATAAACTAGCGGTAAATGGGTCAGAAATACTGTCTAAATTAATTGCACCGATTGTCGCTTGATTAATTTCTTGTGCAACTCGTTCATCAAAGGCAAATTTTAATTGAGTCGCACCAATTTTTGCTAAATAACTATCCGATGATAATGGACCATTTGATCCAATTGGATCATCTTGGAATACCATGTTAAATAAAGAATACGATGAATAGTTATAATATCCCGGATTCCAAAACGGTTGATATATTGGATTTGTTAAAAATGTATCAGTTATTATTACTAAATCTTTAAACCCACCTGCAGGTCCCCATTTGTTTGTAACATATGCAGACTCAATATAAAATTCATTTATAACCGCTAAACCTTCCATCTCTGCAGATGTTAAAGGATAATAAGGTCCTTGATTTGTCCCTTCAGGATTGTTTGTAGAGGCAACGCTATTTATACCTATTGGAACTCCAAATCCTCCTTCAGGTCCATATTCATTAAGAGGATATAAATCTTTTGCAAATAAATTCGTTGAGACATAGTTGTTTGGGGAGTCAACTACATTACTAACTGTTAAGTTAGTTTCGTAGTTTATTGGGTTACCAGGTGATGTGTAACTTCCTGGCACATTGTATGGTGATAAATTTCTTACCAATAACTGTTTTCGGAATGTTTCTGAATTACCAAACGATAAAAAACTTTCGGCCATACTATTTTATTCTATAAATAGATATTATGTATTTTTTTTTAGGAGTATATACCTACTAATTTTTCTTACCTGTTGCAGCACTTGGTGCAGTACCTCCCCCTACGACTATATTAGATATTGCGTTCGCCGCGTTTGGGTTTTGTATTCCTTGTATTACAGCGTTCGTCACTTGTTCCGGATTCATTTTTGATGTGTTAGCATCTCCCTCTACTTTAACATTCAGATTTATTGTTTGAGGTTCGGTTGATTTATTACCATCCAAATAGGTAGTTTTGAATTTTTCAAATGTATCTGATACCACATTACTAACAAAACTACTTGCAGAATCAAAAAACCCACCTAAAACTTCAGGTACCGCTTTACCAAAATCCTCAATAGCTTTATTTGTTTTTTCTTTATCTTGTGATAAAAATCCTACAGTGTAATCTTCTACAGGACCACCAATCTGTTGGTATTTTGCTCTTACATCTCCTGTAGTACCTACCTCATCTCTATATCTTTGAGCAATACTTTTTGTTGATCCAGCAACAAAACCACCTAATTTTTCTATTGCCGGTGAAGTGGCCTTACCATATTGTGCCGCTAATCTACCGCTTTGTAATAATGCATTAATTTGTTTTGTTTCATCTAATTGGTTAATTGCAATCTCCTCAATACTTTTTGACGATTCCTCATTAGCTTTCTTTAAATTATTAATGTCGTCAGGAGTAAGTTCTTCAACTTTTTTCTCGGTTATTATACCTGTTTCTACATCTTTAACTTGTATTGTTGCAGTACCACTTGCATCTAATTGAGCCATAGATGCGATTAATTCTTTGGTTGCCTCATCACCTTCGGCAAGTGAAGGCATTTTTATTTGTTTTAATTTTCTATCGAAGTCTGCGGCTTGTATTGACATCTTTGCAAATTCACCCGCATCGATCTTTAGTTCATTTGCAATTTCCCTTAACCTTCTTTTACCTCCAGGTAAAATTTCCATTTTTCCTGTTTGTTCGTTAAAGGTTGTAAATTCTTTACTCAGATTTACAATTTCTTTTTGTAATGCTTCGGGATCGTTTTGTGCCATATCCATGGCTCTAAGTGGGTCTAATAAACCATTTGCGGTTACTCCTAATCTTTGTAATCCAGCGGACAAGTTAATTGCATTTTCAGGTGAAAATAATTCTTCAGCAATTCTAAATGTATCTTGCATAGATATACCCATTCGTTCTGAAGTCACCGCCATTTTAGATAAACCTTGCACTCCGTTGTCAAAGTTATATAAGTTCATTTTACCTAAATTATCAGCCACTCCCGCTGAAATTGCTTTAACCGACGCTCCTACACTTCTTGCATAATCAACAACTCCTTTCATTTCGGTTCCCACACTCTGCATTGAAATACCCACACCTCTAAAGTTTTCTGCCAATTTTTCAACATCAACACCAGTTATCTTAGTAGTCGCCCCTAATTGAATGATTGTTTTAGAGCTAAGACTTGCGGCACTGTTTAGTCCGTCCATCGCATCTTTAATCACATCGATGGTTTCTTGTTCAGTCATATCCATTTTGGCTAATTCAGAAGCCGCATCTCCGAATACACTTTTAAACTCTGACATTCTTGCCTTTGAGAGACCAAAATTTTGTTGTATTTGATTTGTGTATTCATCTAACTCTTTCATTACACCTAAATCAAGTGGATTTAAATCTTGGAATGTTTTTACCGCATTATCAAAGAAACCTTTTAATTTACCCGCAACATCTAAACCAAACGCATTATCAATTTCTTGTGCTCCATCAGAAGCAGTTTTTTCAGTCACACCACTACGAACTTTTTTTTCTAAAGCAGTAAGTCTAGTGTCCTGATCTTCGATCAGCTCAATAAGTTCTGCTTTATCTTTTTTACTTAATTCTTTAGGGTCTAATGACATATTTTTTTATTTATAAATATTTCATTAAGTTTTTTTGGTGTCTTCAACATATTTGTTAATCAAATACCTTCTAGCATATGTAGGCATATTCATAAACTCAGAATATTGAGTTCTGAAAATTCTTGAGAAATAATAAAATTCGTCTAAAAGGGCTGTCTTATATTGATAGGAAAGGCCGAAAAAACTCCACCCCAAAAGCAATGTTTACCACTACTTTTTCTCCTGACGGGGCTGTAACTTCTTTCGAAAGGTCTAATCTTGGTTCATTATCTAAAATAAATCTTCTAATGTATTTAGAGTCTCCAATAGGCATTTTATCAATAAATGTAACAATTTTACCTAAATCTTCATCACCATCTAATGATACTATGTGTTTACTTAGTCTTGTAGTCACAACAGGTGCGGTTCTTTCTGAAGGATAGGAATCTAAAATTTTATCAATTTCGAGTTTATCTTTTAATGATAATAATCTTAGTTCAACTTTTTTTCCTGAAACAGGTAGTGTTGTTTCAAAGTTACCTTTTTCATTAGGACTTTCTGTAGTTTTTTTATAATTTAACTCATCTAACACCATTGTAACTTTGAATCTTTCTTCTGTTATAGGGTCCACCGCGGTAATATTATATTCAGGTCCAAATGAAGTATTTCTCAAAAAGATTAAAATTGCTTCAATATCACCATCTAACATTTCTTCAGGTCTCAAGTCTCTTTCATAAACTTTAGATCTAATAAGTGGTATAACAATACTTTCTTGTATACTTTTTTTAGAGTCAGCATTTGCAATGATATTTTCATCGTTGGCCGTTAAGTAACCTACTTTAATAGATTTCTTTTTTGATTTATAAAACGCACCTTGGCTAGGTAGTTGAATAACATCGTGTGGTAAATTAAACTCGGCTTGTCCTGCCTGATAAACATCTTGTTCCATATTATAAATTACTTTTGTTATAAAAATAAAAAAGACCTACTACTAGTAAAGTAAATAGGTCTTGATTATATGTTATTTTTTTATTAGTAAACCAATATACAACGGTCCATTCTCATGTTACAACTAATTTTAGCGATACCATCAGTTGAATAAGATAGTGCTCCTCCATCATATCCTGTTAAGAATGTTCCCTCTAAAATCCATTTTTCGACAACAACTCCTGTTGGGTCCAACATTTCAAGGTCAACATTCTTTTTGTAACCTGCAGCATAACCCATACGACCTGTAACAGACTCAGCACATAGACGAATCCATTCCATAACAGCTTGTGATGCTGAAGGTCCGATTGGGTCACGGAAAGTAACTGGAAGTTCTCCCCAAGTAAATCTACCTGCAACATATGTTGAAGTATTTAA